ACGCTCTGCCCAAGACCAAATGATCACCTACCGAGGCCAGAAGTTCGCCGGCTACAACAAGCCCAAGGCTACGCCGGGTGCGTCCAAGAAGTCTGCCGTGCTGGCCAAGGAAAATGGCAAGGTGCGCTTGGTGCGCTTCGGTGATCCAAAGATGCCGATTAAGAAGCACATCGCGAAAAACCGGAAGAGCTTCCGTGCGCGGCATGGTTGCGATACCCCAGGAACGAAGCTGTCTGCTAAGTATTGGTCCTGCCGGGCCTGGTGACTCTATGCAAACCAAATACGCCAAACTGGTCCGCAAGCTGAAGAATCAAGGCGCGGACGATCCTCGCGCTCTCGCGGCATTCATCGGCAGAAAAAAGCTCGGCGCGGAAGAGTTCCAACGCCGAGCCGCTGCTGGTAGGCGCAAGGCCGCCCGTTAGTACGCTGACGGAAGTTCGTCGATCGCGTCCTCGGCGTTCTTCGGCGCCACCCGGGTAGCGGCCGAGGTACCTTCACCTTGGCCGGGTTCAGACGACCGCACCTTGCCAACCTTCTTCTCGAGTTCGGCCACCTTCTGCTGGAGCCGGATTACCCGCAGGCGCTCTCGCCCGTAGGCCCGTGCCCGCAGCGCCACCTGAGCCTGAGCCTTGGTAATCAGGTCCACCTTGTCGTCGTAGCCCATGTCGGCATCGACGCCTTCGCCCTTCAGAGCGATCTTGATCAGGCGATCACTTTCATCCAGCAGGCGGTTTCCATCTTCATCACCTTCCTCTCGGCCGAACAGCTGAGCGTGGGTCTTCTCGTAGTCGGCAAACTGCGACTCAAACAACTCGCGTGACCGGGACTGGCGGGTCTCAACGAGCTTGGACTTCTCAACCTCGCGTTGGGCGCCCTTCTCTTTCCATTCGGCGATGGACTTGTCTCGAGACTGAGTGAGTTCGAGGATCTTCCGGCGGTGAGCCATCATCTCGGGCGCAGCTGGGCCGAACGTCTCCTGGGCGATGATAGCAGCCTTGGCTACCGGCACGTTCAAGAGAGTCATGATGTCTTGATGATTGGCATCGCGCTCGGTGCCGTCTTCATCAGTGACGCGGATACCGTCGATGTCCCCAAGGGCAGTCTGCCACGCTTCACGCAGCGGCGCTTCGTACTTCTGCTTGTACTCGCCAGATCGCGTGTAGTTGAGATACCGGACTTCAGTGTCCAGTTCCTCGGCGTTTTTGCGGATCGAATCCATCTCAGCCTTCAGGGCCTTGGTGGCTTCTTCGACTTCCTTGCGGGTGCCTTCAGACTTGGCGCGTTCGAGTTCGGTGACCTTGGCCGCGAAATCATCGCGCTCCTTCTTGGTCATCTCGTACTGCTCGCGGAACTGCTTGATTGAGGTCGGTTCCGGCTTGGCGGGTTCCGTCTTCGCAGCAGGTGCGGGCTCTTCCTTCTTCGGAGTGAACCGATCCAGGTTGAACAGGTCTTCAACCTTCGGCTTCGGAGCTTCGGCAGCCGGGGTATTGGTGGCAGCAACTGGGGCCGGCTCAGGAGCGGGAGCGGGAGTCGGTGCAGCAACAGGCGCAGGCATCGCTGAACCCATCGGGTTGTCCAGACCTTGCCCTTCGATAGCGTCGATGCCGGAAAATGCTTCGGAATAATCTGCGCCCCGTTCGGTTGGGGCATCTGGTGATAGCAGCGGGTTCATTCGAGGTTCTGATTAAGAGTCGTTTTTTCTTTTCGCATTTCCACCAGACCATTCAGTTCCTCGATGAACGCACGCGCACCGGCGCGCTTGCAGTTGGCATTCCAGCCATGCTGCGGGTTCTCCGAGGGCGGAAGGTTCCAGCAGAAATTATTGAAGGCCGCCAAGAGCGCGGCTTGGAGTTCGGGCGTTTCGAGCATTCGCTCGACTGATTGGAGGCGCTGCTTGTCGCGCTGAAACTCTTGCTTGGGGGATTGTATCATTGGTTAAGGATGTCGGCCTGAGTCTTGAGATCCATTGCGGCAATGTCCGCCCGAGTGAGCGCACCCTTGCGCTGAGCCTCGGCAATCGTGTTGGCGTTCTTACGCTGTTGATCTTGCTCGAAGGCCACCTGCTTCTGGACGCGCTTCTGCTCGGAGTTCGCGGCAGCGATCTGAGCCTTGGACTGCGCGGTGATGAGCATCGACTGGATCTTCGCAGCGGTCTCGGCATCCATCCCATTTCCAGCTGCGCCCGCTTCGGCCTGAGCCTGAGCTTGCTGCTGGAGACGCTGTACGTAGCCCTTGATGTAGTTTGAGGCCTGAGCGATGCCGTCGTTGTAGAGCTTCATGTTCTGCTCTTGGCCAGGGTCCTGAGCGATCAGCTGCATCTGCTCCTGGATGTGCTGAATGACGTTGGCCAAGCCAAGCACGCGTTCCATGGTCGGCATACCGTTCTGTTCCTTCTCGATGCGCCCGATGGCGCCACCAAGCATCTGGAGAAGCGTCTGGATGTACTCGGGCCGGTTGATCGAAGTCGCGATAACCACCGGCTGGCCGTCGATGAGCGTGCCCCACGCCATCGTAGCGCGCTCGACGGCCGGCGAGACGGGTTTGTTGTCCACCGGTGCGAGACGATTCGCCAGGAGGGGGTCGTCGGTGTTGGCTTCGACGTACATGTGAACCACCTCGGCTTGGGAATCCGGTGCTAGCAACGGGCGGATGGCCATGAGGCGGTCAGCCTGCGCGATCTCGAGCATCTTGTTGCCGGAGCCCATGACGCGCTCGGGCATGATGTCCCAGCTGTCGAGGTTGTTAAACACGGACGGATCGACGCCTTCGGCTTCGCACTTGCGCCGGAACTGAACGCAGTCGGGATGGTCGATCGTGCAGAACCGGCGAGCGATCTCGCGGTACTGGAAGGTCTGCTGGGTGTAGGCGCGGGTGAGCATCGAGCCCATGAGCGCATTGGCGTTGTTCACGCGGGCCATCACCTCGGTCGCCGTGAGTTCCTTCGATGAACCGTCGTTCACGTCTTGCGTGTAGGCCGCGCTGGACTCGGCCATGATCTGTCGGTGCATCGCCATGGCGCCCGAGAGCATCGGGTAGTCCAGCACGTGACGTTCAGACTGCGGAACCCATGAGAGTCCTTCGGGGATCACGCCCATGTTGAACAGGTCGATCTTCTCCATGCGCTCAGCGTCACCGTCAGCGACGTTGCGGAATAGCCACAGCATCTGCTCGAACACCGAGTCGGTGAATTTGCAGCGCATCCGATTCTGGAGATGGCAGACGGAGTACAGCAGGTATCCGAGTGACCGCACGGAATGCCAACGGAACGGAGGCACCACAGCGCCGTCGGCAAACTGGACGTGCATCAGTTCAAAGATGTCGCGGCCGTAACACCGGTCTCCCGCATCAAAGAGCCACTGTCCAGCGGTCTGCATATTGCCGATGCCGCTGTTGTACTGGTCAACGATGATCCGGCGGCGCCAGGAGGGGTCGTCACTGGTCGTGTCCAGAAAGTAGAAGTCGTAGCAACGCAGCACCGGTGTCGCGTCGGAACCCCAGTAGCCGGAGTTCTCCTTAAAATCTTCCTCAATCTTCTCAGGGAAGTATTGGCCGGACCAGTCGTTGACCTGGAGGCTGGTAGCCTCGCGTTCGATCATCGCTGCCAGCAGCTGGTTCACCAGTTTCAGATTCCAGCCGGGGTCCACGTTCTCACCACGGGTCATGCGGATCAGGTCCTGAGCCGTAAAGGACGTGTAGATCGCGAAGTGCGACAGGTTCTCCATCGTGGTCAACGTGTTGGTCGGGACCAAGATGTCCTCAGTGCCGCGAGCCGATGGGCACCAGTCGCGATCACGAAGCCAAGTGACTGGCCCGATGCCGTGAAGCACCGTGGCCGCAAACTGAGACTCCAAGACCGTCGAGTATTTCGGAGACCGCTTCATCACGCGGTTTAGCTGCTTCGTGATGATGTTGCCCCACTGGGTGCGCTTGTCGCGGGGTCCGATGTCGAGACCAACCGAGAAGTAATTCTGCGGCTTCAGGAACGCGTTCGTGAACTGCTGGCGAGAGGCATGGATGATCCGGGTGCCTTCCAGGAAGTTGACGTTCGTCTGGATGCGGTTGTCGCGTGCTTCCTCCTGGGTGTATGGAGGGTTGCCGTTGAAGCAAGAGTTGATGCGCGCTCGGTTGCGGGAGCGCGGCTGTTCCGCTTCGAGCATGGCGCTAACGACGTTCCAGACTCTGCTGGGTTCCTTGAAGCTCATATCGGTGTCAGATTGCTTTCCGTTCGTGCGAAATCCAGCAATTATCGGGCATTTCGGTCTTGCCAAGATACGAAAGAGGGACCCAGACCTTCAGTTTCAGGTAGCACCCGCAGACTTCGCAAGTGCCAGCAAGCCACTCACCTTGCAGAAACATCGCCATGTCATTGCGCGCCTGTTCCTGCTCAAGAATAGCCTCAGCCACGGTCTTGGTAACCGACCGTGCATCCGTGGGTTTGTTGTGAATACAGCGGTTGCAGGTATCAATGCGATCCTGCGCCTGCCGGCGATCGACAGGCGTTCCACCATCACCAAGCCATTCGGCTAGGATGCGCGCTCCTTGAGCCGTCTGGCGCAATTTAGCGGCCGCACGTGCGACAGCCTGAAACCCTTGGTTGTACATTGGATCCTGGTGTTGAGTACGTGGACGGAAAGCGAGCCTTAGTGTAGTTCTCTAGGTCCAGTTGAGCCTTCTCGAGTGAAGCTGGGAGACCGTTGGCGGCCCGATGCTGCGCGATGATTCTGGCCGTTTCGTAGAAATCATCGTTCATCGGGTTGGGTTTATTCCACTTGGTTTCGGGCTGGTAATACTGCCATCCACCGTTGGGGAACGAATTCAGATTCATGTTGCTCATGCGGCAGCATTAAAACGGAAGATCGTCTGAATCGTCCAGATCAGGCTTGGGAGCGGCTGGGGCAGACTCACGGCGCGGAGCCGGCGCAGCGCCTTCATCGCGACCCTTCAGGAATTGGAAGGTCTCAATCATGATCCGGGTGGTGGACCGCTTCTCGCCGGTCTTCTTGTCGTCCCACTCTTCCCGAGTCAGACGTCCCTCAACCAACAACGGATGCCCCTTCTTGACGTACTGGGCGATCGTTTCAGCCTGCTTTCCGAAGGCCTTGCACTCAGCATAGTAGACGTCTTCCTTGTCTTCACCGGACTCAGTCTTCCAGCGGCGATTGACTGCCATGCTCAGGTTGCAGACGGCGGTTCCCTTCGGCAGGTGCTTGAGTTCTACGTCGCGGGTGAGGTTTCCGACTAGGATGACTTTGTTGAATGAGGCCATAAGATTAGGAGTAGGTTAGCGAATGTTGAGACTCCACTGACCGGCGCTTGTCAGACATACGCGTCAGCCACTTTGGTGTCTGTCGCTTGACAATACCAACACCGTGGCCGCCTGCAATCTCAAAACCGTTTCGGCGCGCCATTTCGAGCGCAACCACGAACGAATCCCACAAGTCAGGCGATCGGCCCATGCGTTCCTTGGTCTTGTGCTTCGGCTCCACGTCGATCAATCCAGTACGGGCGATACCCCACTCGCGCATCGCACCTTCCTCGGCGACTTCACGGGGCAGTTTCCGCAACTGCTTGGATTCGATGAGTAGGCGAGACGAATACCAGAGCGCAGTCACCATCTTGCCGTAGGCCTCGCGCTCGGTCTTTGCATCCCCCTGGCGTACTGGACGATCCAGTGGCTTGCCGCCGAACTCAATCGGAACCACCTGCGGAGACCACAGACGAGCGAACGCAGACATCAGTGTGCCGCGTCCAGTGGAGTCAAACCCCACCTGCTCCGGGTTGATATTGCGCTGCTTGCAGTACAGCAACACGTACTCGGCAATTTGCTCTTCGGCCTGCTGCGCCTTGACCGCCGTGACCGGAATCACGATGGGCGGCTCCGCGAATGCTAGCACCGTGCGACCGGACGCATCTGGTCCGAACTTGAGGTCCGTCATAACGCATCGGTCACCGCCGACGCCCGAGTACGCAGCGTCGATGCCGATCACGCGGATGATCTTGTCAGCGCGGTCCCACGCGACATCGTCGAACGCTTGGTTCTGCTCGCACAACGACATCGTGACCACGCGCCTGGTGCCACCGTCCCGAGGCAACAGACCGAGGTTCATCATCGAGAACTGCAACGAGTCCCGGCCGTAGTAATCGAGGTCCGCCTGAATTTGCTCCGGCGTGATGATGCCTCGATACGGATTCGTGCCCTTGGGAAACTTCGCATTCGGCGTGTCGTACCCACACAGCTGGACAGCCACGCCACCGGGCGCCCGCGTTCTCCAGGTGCGAGTCTTTTCGAGGTACTCAAGCCCCTCCCAGCCGCCGATTGAGGGATGCGGCTCGCAGACCACACCCAACGCGTCGTTTCGGTCCTTGGGGTTACCCATCGCGATCAGCTTGAACTCGGGGTTCTTGCGAAGGTTGGCCACCGAGTCCAGGAAACCGCGCCCCATCAGTGAGGCTTCGTCCGCGATCAACATCACGCGATCGTTTTTCAATCCGACGTAGTTCGAGAGGCCGACAAAGGTGCCGCCCACCTTGCACGCCACACCGATGATGCCGTCTCGAAAGTCCTGCGCTTCGGCATCTTCATCCGAACTGGTCAGGATGAACCGGCTTTCAATCACGCGGCCCGGGAGCCACTCGCGACGTTCCTTGGCTTTGTTGTGAAGCTCTTTGATCGAGCCCCAGATTCGCAGCTGGAGACCCTCACGCGTCGTTGACGACATGATGATCGAGGTGCCCTTCGGCCAGATGTAGAACGTGCAGAGCCCGAACCCAGCGGAGTCATAGGTCTTCCCTGAGGATCCCGGCCCCATGACGCCCACCTCCTGGTTTTCGACGAACTCCCGAATCAGGAGATCAGACCAGTCGTGCCAGTCGAAGTGCGGCCAGAGCGCAGTCATGGCTTGGCGGAAGTGGTAATACTTGCCCTGACCGTACTTCACGCCGGCGTTGTGAATGTACCCGCCACGACGCACCATTTCAGCCTCGATCAGGAAGCGGTCTTTTGTACGCCACGGTATGGACAAGTAATCGGGGCTTTCATTCATCTTGCGGGAATCCTGCGATGGCCTTTCAATGGGTTCAAGCGTCATGGTCGCCGAAAAGAATCGCGTGGTTGACGGCCTGCTCACCTCTGAAGGGGGTGTAGATAGCGGGTTCTCTCCGTCATTGATTCAACCCAACCAACTGGCTTGGGCGGTGAACACGACTGTCCGTGGAGGTTTTCCCAAGGCGCGGCCGGGGATCTGGTTGAAAGGGTTGACGTTCCCGGACGTCACCGAGGTTTACCAGAATGGGTACTACAACGCGGCCGTCAAAAAAGCGTTCACGGAGGGCTTCTTTCAGGGCTGCGGGACCTACATTTCCGACAACGAAAAACCCTACCTGATGGCCGCAATCGGTGGGAAAATTTTCCAGATAGACATATCCGCTGGATTTCTGGTTCAGGACCTGACTCCGATTGGATTCCAATTCACGGTCAACACCAGAGGCCGGGTCTCAAACGTCGCTACCTACGTTTGCGCTGCACCCCACGGGCTCGCCGCTGGAATGGTCGTGCGACTCCCGGAGCCTGTTGGCGCATCGTTCCCTGAAGGATTCTTTGGGGACTTCGTAGTCGATAGCGTGCCTTCGCCGACGACTTTCACGGTGTACAACCCCGGAGTGGATGCAGGACCACTGCTTGGACCATTGTTCTTCGGGTACAAAATGGAGACGGAAAGCCCAACGGCTGACCACGTGTTTTTCCAGCAGGCCGAAAACTGGTTGGTTGTCCAAGACCAGCAGAGCCCACCGTATCTTTACAACGGCGGGTCATTGAGGCGCGCAACTGGAGAAGAGGTTCCAATCGGAGGCCCGATGGCTTACGGAAAGGGACGTTTGTGGGTTGCCAATGGATCAGAATACTACGGCGGCGATCTGGTGTACGGCGATCCGGCCTATGGGCGCGACAGCGTCATTCGATTCACCGAGAACACATTCCTCAATGAAGGCGGCGCCTTTGCCGTCTCCAATGGCCCGATCACCGGATTGGCGTTCGGCGCCAACTTGGACACGTCACTGGGAGATGGCGACCTGTTGGTATTCACCCCGACTGCGACCTACGCGTTCAATGCTCCAGTGGACCGCGACGTTTGGAAGGATCTCGATTATCCGATCCAGCGATTCGCGCTGTTGAACTTCGGATCGTTCAACCATGAGTCGATCGTCCCGGTCAATGGCGACCTGTTCTTCCGAGCGCAGGACGGCATTCGGTCGTTGATCTACGCCAGGCGCGATTTCACCGAATGGGGAAACACCCCTATTAGCCGGCAGGTTGTGCGGGCCTTGGCCTACGACACGGAGTTTTATCTGAAGGCTGCTAGCTCCGTGAACTTCGACAACCGGATGCTGATGACCATACAGCCGCAGAAGGTAAACGGTCGCGGCATCGTTCATCGTGGATTGGTTGTGATGGATTTCGACTTGGTTTCCGGAATGGGCCGGAAGCTGCCTCCCGCTTGGGAAGGCGTCTGGACGGGTGCTGACATTCTCCAGATGGTGACGGTTCGGGTTCAGAAATCGGAACGCTGCTTCTTTTTCGGGCTGAATCAGGGAAAGATCGGCCTTTACGAGGTTACCCGCACTGGTCAGTTTGATTTCGATGGGTTCGATGATTTTCCGATCGAGTGGATCGTTGAAACACGCTCACTCACGTTTGCCGAGCCTGCCAACAAGAAGCGCCTGATGAGCGCCGAACAGTGGTACGATCAGGTCATGGGCAACATCGAAGCCAAGGTCTACTTCAAGGCCAACGAGGGCGAGTGCTGGCATCCGTGGGCCGAGATCAAAGACTGCGCGAAATACCGCAACTGCGAGCCTGGTGAGGTTTCGTGCCCGCCGGCGGTGATCAACTGCCAAGAGGTCAAATACTACCAGCCGCCCGCCCGATCGCGCATTGCCCTGCCACAACCGCCCGACAAGTGCGACGTGCAGACCGGCGGTTTCACTCGCGATGGCTACGAATTCCAGCTGCGTTATGTGAACACCGGCAGGTTTCGCTTGAAGCGAATTGCCATGGTTGCCCAACGTCTCCAGGAGGACATCTACGGCGATCTCAGCCGAGTGGCCTGCCCGTTACTCTCTGCCTAGTATGCCCTCTTCAAACCCAGTTGATTACGGAGCGGATCCCTGCGGGCTACGAAACAGCGCGTGGGCGATCAACGAATGCTTGCTCGCAGCTGGTCGGTGCGATTTCCCAGCCGGCACGTTTCTGCTGGGGTCGAGTCCGGGGGCGAAGATCATCAATCGAATCCGGACTGGTGGCGTGGCGACATTCAACACGTCCACGCCGCACGGGCTTATTGCTAACGAAAAAATCACGCTTTACGGGTTTTCCGATTCAACCTTCAACGGAACAGGCGCCAGCCAGTTGGGCTTTCAGGTTGTTTCGATCATCAACCCCACTCGATTCACGGCAGCAGTTCCCGGCGCCGACACTGGTTTGGTCACTGAAGACGGCTGGATCAACCTAATCGGAGGCGGATACACATCTTCGTTGGTTCTCGGCTACGGACTTGCGATCGACAACGTCGAGTTTGTTGGAAAAGGCATCGGGCAAACGACGCTGAAGTTTGCAAACCATACGTCAACCAAGCGACTCGATACCTACGGATTCAACATCCAGATGATCAAGACGCTGGGGAATTATCCCGGCAATGGCGCGGTTGGAGGTGTTGGAGCATACCCGGGCCGCCCTGTGGATGCGACGAATTGCAAGAACACGCTGATTCAAGGCATCACGTTCGACGGCAACTACACGAACAACTCGGTTGCTGACATCGCAATTACATCCGTTTCAAGGACCGCTGGAGTAAACACGTACACGACCGCTTACCCGCATTTCATAACTGCGGGGGCAACTCCATCGTATGTCCCTCCCGTCGTTCCGTCCCCGTACACTAATGTCAGTGAAATTAATCAGTACATTTCAAATGTAACTATTGGTGGAGTCAGTGACATAAGTTTTAATGGGTACGGTTATGTTCAAAACATAACACAACAAACATTCCAGAGAGATTTTCGAGCGGTAATCATCGGCGGAAGGAACAACGGTTTTGCTGACATCTACACCAAGCACCCGCAATGGAACTTTGGTTTTACGCTTGGTGATACCGTTGTGATTACGGGGATGACTGACCCGGCCTTCAATGGCACAAAAACGGTCGCTGGATTCCTTCCGGGTGGTCAGGAGTTTTATTGTTCTCGCATTACCGCGCCAATAACGCTGCCTGCTCAAAACGGACGCGTCTACTCTCCAACCTACTACCCCGACGTTCCGGCTACCGCGCAAACGACCGCAGGAGTCAACTCCTCCTACACGGTCGCTGGCATCAATCATCGCGGTGAAAACGCGGTGTTCCGTGACAACCAGTTTTACGACTTCGGCGTTGGTATCGCAGATGCCGAGACGTTCATTGCCCTTTCGTTCCTACCGATGACGGTGAACACGGAGACGCAGGGTGCGAGGGTGATCAACAACAAATTCGGATACCAAGGCCGAAACTCGATTCAAAGCGTTCTCTATCCCGGCAACGCAGAGGCCAACACCCAGTGCGCGATCGGCGGCTTTTCGAGCCTTGTGAACCCGATCAACGTGGTTTCCCGATCCGCTGGCGTGGCCACGTACACCTGCGTGATGAAGCACACGTTGCGGGTGGGGGATGTGGTGCCGGTGACGATGGGGAACTACGTCTTTGGAATTGTCTCTGCTCAGCGGCAATCGAATGTCGTTACGTTTACAACATCGCAAAAGCATTTCCTTGCACCTGGAAACACCGTTTCGGTTGATGTAAGCGACAACTCGTTCGACGGATCTTTTGCGGTCGTGAACGTAATCAATGACTTGACGTTCACTGTTGCCCAGGTGGGGGTTGATGTTTTTCCGGCAATCGTGGTGAACGGATACGGTGTTGTAAATCTGGCGCTCTCTGGATCGTTGACGGTCGTATCAACGCCAGATTCTTACCGATTTACTGCAAATATCGCTGGAAACAACATCTCCCCAGGAGCTTACATCGACGGAAGCGTCGAAATGCTTCGCAGCCAGCGGATCCTTGCAGCTGGATGCACCTTCGAGCGCAACGAGGTTCGCGGAGGACCAAACAAGGTCAACCAGCAGAGTCCAGTTCATGCTATCACCGTTCGAGAGACGTTAAACGCCGAGGTTCGCTACAACAATTTCGACGGGTTTACTGGAACCTGCTTCTACGTTGATTCGTACCAGCACTTTGGAACGCGTATTCACAACAACTCAGCGTTGGAGATTTGCGCGTTCATAGCGTTAACCGTGCAGGATTGGTATGAGTTGATCGGGCCGTTGACAGCGAATCCGAATCCGTATTCCACATTGATTTCAGCACACCGCGACATGGTTGTTGAAAACAATGACGTGTTACTTCAAGGGCCGGGAACTTGGTATTACCAGACGGCTTTCGATCCGCTCGACGCTGCGTTTATCGTCCTGAATCACGACGTTGACCGCAGCAAGTGGTACTACCCGACGGACTACCAGATTCCGATCAACCCCCCGTTGGCGTCTCCGGCAGGTGCGTCAAGAGATGGGAGCGGCATTTCAACATTTACAACGCAATCGGCGCACGAACTTCAAGTTGGAATGGAAGTTTCTGTGGTTGGAGTTGCTGACGGAACATTCAATGGCGTTTTTACGGTTCTTACCGTACCAGCTGCAAATCAGTTCACGGTTACAAATCCAGGTGCAGTCACCGCATCTGCGGGCGGCTTCGTTGGCATTAACCTCCCGGTGAAATTCCCCTGGGAAATGCTGCCCATCGCCTACCAGCGGACATCAAACGTCGCGACGTTCACCACGAACAAGGCGCATCACCTGTCCATCGGGGATCACGTGACGACCGAGGGTTTCCTCAACACCAGCTTCAACGACGAAAACATCGTCACTGGAACGCCGACCCCGACCACGTTCACCTGCGCAAATGTCGGCCCGGACGTGGCGTTTACATCGGCAACCGGCAACTTTTTCCGGTACGTCAGCAACGTCCAGATCACGTGCAACACTGTGCGTCGTTTGAGCGGGCAGGATCTTGTTCGCAACAACGGCGGCCGGTTTGGCGCATCGTTCCTGGCTGGACGGCCAGACCGGTGCGTTGCGCCGCTGGATCAATTTTTCTATTTCGATTGCCCGGGAGGGTGTCTCGATCTTCAATGCGACCCCGGCCCGTGTAAGCCAGACGATTACAGCTACCGAATCTAGCCATGCCAACGATTGACATCACAGCTGGAGAGCTTCCCCCTCCCCAGTGCTACGCCAGCGAACAAGATCGGCTGGAGGCGTATGCGGCCGCATTGATTGCTCAGCAGACGGTCGCGCCAGAGTGGGAAGCTAACGCGGTTTCCCCGCCCGCAGGATCCCCGCTTTATTGGCTCAGGCTTGATGCCAACGCAAACCCCATCGAGATCCTGAAGTACAGCACCACGGCCCCGGCCGGCTGGGCGCGGGTTCAGACGCAGTTTACATACGGCGTCGGTGGCGGTGCAGCCAACGCCTACACGGTGACGCTGAGTCCCACTTCGCCAGGTGTGAATCAGGCTTATCGAACCGGTGTCTGCTACGCGTTTGTTGCGAACGCTCCGAACACGGGCGCCACTACGGTCGCTGTCGATGGGCTCGCGGCGAAGGCGGTTACCAAGTTTGGCACCATTCCGCTGGTCGCCAACGACATCGTAGCAAACCAGATGTGCGTCGTCGTGTACGACGGAACGCAGTTTCAGCTACTGAACCCTGGATTAAACGTTGGGACCGCAAATATCGCTCCTGGAACCAATCGCCAGTTTCTTCGGACCAACTCGACTCCAGCGACGGTTTGGGAGTCTGGATACATTACGCCGGTCGCAAGCTATCAGGCGATTCCGGCGGCGGGTTCTGCGGTTACGTTCACACACGGCCTCGGAGTTGACCCGTTGACTTGGGATGTCGGAATTATCTGCACCGACGCAGGTGGTGATGCGACGTATGCCTTGAATGATTACATACCGGTTGGAAGCATAATGCGAACTGACCCTTCAGAAACGGACCATCGCATTACTTCGTATTCAAATTCTACTGTGATCGGAATGGTTCGAGGCAGCGTAGTTTCAGGTATTTACGTGAACGGAAAAACCACCGGAGTTTTGACCGCGATCGACGTAGCCAAATGGAAAGTCATGGCCCGAGCCATCCGCTAACATGAGAAAAACCCTCGCCCAAGCCAAGAACTCCACGATCGCACAGGCTGTTGGTCTGGCCACCTGCGACGAGCGTTTCGTCCAGCTGCTGAACGAGGCTCAAGCGCGGCTTGCCGACATGGGCAAGTGGTGGGGCACGTACAAGAAGCTCCGCATCTGCGTTACCGCCGGCTGCATCACTTGGCCTCGCGAGGTTAAGACGATCGAGGCGATGAACGTCTGCGGGTACAACATCCCGATCCAGAACCAGTGGTACGAGTTCCAGACCGACGAACGGGCGCCGCGCACCGGTTGCGGCCGTGAGGGCTGCGAGCAAGACCAGCTGTTGGATCGCGGTATGGTGACCCAGTTTCGGGACTCAGTAGGCAGCTGCAAGTTCCGGGTGTACCCGTCTCTGACGGCCGATGCCGGCAAACGTATCCTGCTTCAGGGCATAGATCCCGTGACCAACGAGGAGATCCGCACGCTGGATACGGTGAGCGGCGAGTACGTCTGGGGCGAGTACGTCACGTTGCCGAACCCTGCTATCACGCCGTTCGTTGAGACTACGAACCTGTTTAAGCAGCCTGGTCTCAATGGTGCCCAGAAGCCGCTGACTCAAGGACGCGTCACGATCGTGGCCTACAACCCTACCACGACGATTTCTACACAGGTGGCCGTCTGGGGTCCCAGCGAAGAAAACCCCGAGTACCGCCGGACCTACCTGATCGGGATGCCCGAGGTCTGCGGTGGAACCTCTGGGTGCAACGCGCAAGCGGAGAATGATTGCATCGACCACGGCGACGGATGCGTGCCTCCAGATGAGGAATGCACCAACACGGTAGTCGAGGCGATCGTGCGTCTGGAGTTCATCCCGGCCATCGTTGACTCCGATTGGCTGTTCATCGGCAATCTCCAGGCGATCAAGCACATGATGAAGGCCATCCAGAAGGAGGACCGGAATCAATACACCGAGGCTGAGCGCGAGATCCAGTTGTCACTGCGATCCCTCAGAAACGAACTCGAGGCCTACAGCCCCAACGAGCGCAGCGTGATCAACGTGCAGCCGTTCGGATCGGCCAAGACTGAATTCATCTTCGGTGGATTTATCTGATGACCGAAGAGCTTCCAGTTGTAGTGCAGCCGGTGACGTGGTTGGACATCCTCACGGATGAAACCATCACGTTCGACGATCGTTTGGACAGATGGGAAGCGTTCGTATCAAACCTTCCGCCGCAGGAGTGTCCGCTGAAGCACACGTTCCCGGAAGGGATGTACGTGCGCGAAATCTTCATGCCGGCCGGTTCGATCGTCACCAGCCGCATCCATAAGTTCGACAACCCGTTCTTCATCACCAAAGGCAAGGTCACGGTGGTCAGCGAGAACGAGGGGTGCGTGACGTACACGGCGCCATACTCCGGCATCACGAAGCCCGGAACCCGTCGGGTGCTGCTGATTCATGAGGACACTGTTTGGACCACGGTTCACCTGAATCTTGATAACAAGAAGGATCACGAAGAGCTTTTGAACGACCTCACATACGTGAGGCAAAACCAATACTTACCATGTCATTCGTAGCCACAGCAGTAGTCGGAACAGGCCTCGTTGCTAGCGGCGTTGGTGCCGCAATGGGTGCCAATCAAGCCAGCAAAGATCGCGCTGGCGCTCGCGGCGTGGCAAATATGCCTGGCCTCGACATTCCCGCCGCTGTCGGCGAGGCGGAGCAGCTGACGCCACGCACGCGTGAGCTTGAGGCGCAGAGGAACGCATTTAACCGGGCGCAGCTTCTTGAGTCGCTAGGGATTCAAGTTCCGGGATACCAAGAGGCGCAAACTCAGCGGACACAAAATGCCATGGCTTTGCTTCGCGGAGAGCTTCCGCCTGATGTCGCGGCTCAAGTGCAACGTCAGGCTGCTGGCAGGGCGCTGGCCGGTGGCTACGCTGGAAGTCAAGCCGCTCGAAACCTGACTGCACGCGATCTTGGTCGCACGTCGTTGGCGTTACAGCAGGCGGGCGGGCAGCAGTTTGCCAACATCCTTGGCACTACCCCGCTGGCTCCGCTGGCTAACTACGAGTTCACGCCGCAGATGATTGCCAACATCCGTGCTGACGAACGCGCTAAGAAACAGGCCGCGCTACTCGGCTCATACAACATGGCTAGCGCAGGTGGCGCTGGCAGTCAGGCGCTTGGTTCGCTTGGTTCCGGGCTCACCAACCTTGGGTTTAGTGCGTTGGGGTCTGGTGGATTTGGAGGTGCCGGTGGTGCCGGTAGTGGCGGAAATTGGAACTCTTCAACTGGAATGCCGACTGGCTACGGCCGTGAGGGACTACTCTAAACGATTATGGCAAACCCCTTCTCAGGACTCGAAAACATCGGGCAGTCGTACCTCGCAGGCGTGCAGCTGGCGAATCAACGCCAAGCGCGTGAGGAAGCAGCGGCGCAACGGCAGGAAGAGGCGCGCATCCGGCAGGACTATTACAACCAGCTGGGGCAGGAGCGTCAGGCTGCGCTTCAAGAACGTCGCCAAGCGCGCATGGACCAGTTTGCATCCCTGTTTGGTAGAAACCTCAAACTGACACCAGAGGGGGATGTTGACATCCCGGCTTCCGCGCTTGCTCGCGACCGATCAATTCAAGAAGAGCAACTAGCCGCCGCAGAGGGAGAGCTTGGTGCTTTGTTTGGAACGCAAGCACCGCTTTCACCAGAGGTCATCTCAAGCCCAGCCTACCAGACCGGAAAACTTCGCGGCACGGCGAAACGATTAGCCCAAGAGAAGGATCTGACTGCGGCGATGATCCGGCGCGGGTTTATCCCTGCCGATCAAGAGCAGGACCGCGAGCTTCCAGACGAAGTCAAAAACCAAATCGAAGACATTTCGACTCCTGACATTTTTTCTGGCGAGGTCCCTGTCACTGCTGCGCCCACCCGTCCAGGCGCGCCCATGGGTGGTGGCCAACGAATGTCGTTCGGTGGGAGACAGTGGATTGCTCCTACGCCTACGCCTAAGAAGGCGGAGAAGGCGGGGACCATGAAGTACACCCTTCCGGGAGGCGAAGAGGTTTCCATTGATCTCTCGCCAGAAGCTGCCCGCGAGTTGCAAGTCAAACGTTTGGCTTCTCCAGATCAGGAGCCGGATTTATTTGCCGACATCGACGCTGCGCAACAGCAGCTGAAGAAGCTGCGCGTAGGTGGCCAAAAAGATTTCAACCTCAAACGCCTTGACGACGGCACCGTCAAAGTCGTTCCCGACGAAATGTTTTCAATCGGCAGAACTGCCGCTGAAATCCAAAAAGACCTGGAACTTGAGCGCAAAAACCGGGAGCAAATACTGAAGGAGTCTAAAACAATGCCTGGCCCTGAAGCTGGCATCCAACAAGGGACCAATCGAGTTCCTTCAGTTGCACCAAACCGCGTCATAGACTACCGGCAAATTCCGGGATTACCTCGAATTGGGAGGGCTTCGACCAACGCTCCAGTGGTTGCCACGCCTAGGATGGCGGTGAATTCGCTTCAGCCGGCAAGCCCTGATTCAAGTGAGTCGCTTTCCGAACTGGATCCAGAAGAACTCAGACAGGCCTTGCTTGAAGCTCGATCCGCCGGGATTGATCCAGCTGCGCTTGGGCTTGAACTCAGAGGCGCTTTGAATCAAGCCGGGGTTCCAACCGCAGCTGGAACTAACTCCCTGCCATTGGGATTGTCTCAAGAACAGTTTGACGCAATTCTGAGTTTGCCGCGTGGCCGTGCGCCCGTGGAACTTTAACCTACCATGGCAATCGAGATCGACTTTGGACGCGAGCTTGGCCGGCTGGCGTTTCCTGACGACGTTACTGACGAACAAGCTCAGTCTTACGTCCGCGAAAATTACCAAGCAATCCGGCAAGGTTTAATCGCTAAGCGCCAAGAGCAGTTAACCGCCGAAACCGAAGCCGAGGAAGCTGCGAAGTTTCGCGCTGGTGAGTACGGTACAGTTGAGACTGCGCTCAACACTCTCTCTGAGTTACCGCGTGGGGCGCTTGAGGGAATCGGACAAACCGCGAAAGCCTTTGCCAGAACCTTTGAGGCTGGCGATCCGTTCACTGAGGCACCGTTCGAGCAACAACAACGCTCGGCCACTCAAAGCCCAATCTTCAAGGCTGGCCAAGCTGTTCAAGAGTTTGGAAAGGAAACCTACCCTGGCTTACCCGGCGTGCGAGAGTCCATACCCGCTCAAATCATGGGTGGAATCGGAAGCACGGTTTCTGTTCTTCCAGCTGCGGCAATCGCTGGACCAGCTGGTGCTCTAAGCGGAGGTATTGCATACGGACTTCAAGCAGGTGAATCGGCACTTGATGAGGCTGATACTACGATCAACCGTCGTATTGCCGAGGCACTGGCCAACCGGCAGTACGATGTCGCTGCGGATCTTCAGGATCGCCGTGAGCAGATGAAATATGGGGCGTTTGTGACGACCGCACCCATTGGCGCTGTCACTGAAGGATTGTTAGGCGCAGCACCCAAAGTTGTTCAGCGTTTCGCCACCGGTCGAATTGGTGGACTTGGAACGCGGCTGGCCGAAAGGTTGGTTCCTAAGTCCGCAAAGTTTGAAAGGAAGTTCCTTGGAGTCACAGGTGCTGAACGTGTCCGAGGTGCTGTCGAGGCGCTAGCAACTGAGGGCGTCCAAGAATCAGCCGAGCAGCTTGGGGGAAACATTGCCGCAGCTGCGGTGTACGATCCGGAACGCGGGTGGCTCGATGGTGTTGCGCAAGCTGGCTTCATTGGAGCCGCATCTGGAGGCGCTGTTGGC